GTCACGCTTGCCCCGGATGCCGATCTCGGCGTTCAGGCCGCTTTTGGAGACGAACACCCTCAATGCAGCGGCAGCGGCACCGGTGTCTTTCGGGATGAGCTGTCTCATCGTTGCCAGGATCTGGTCAGCACCCTCCCGCATCACGCCGACCAGCTCGTTATCCATCGTGGCGTGAATGTTGCGCAGGGTTTTGCGCAACTTAAAATCGCCAGACATGCGCGACCGGCGGGCAGCCATGGGTTACTCCTTGGCCTTGGCCGGTTTTTCTGCGGGAGCGAGATCAACCACAGGCTTGACCAGCCCCCGCTGGATGAGGTCGGCGCCGAGCTTGGCATCGACCACGAACTCTTCGCCTTCTTCCCGATCGCCAGTAGCGCCCGACAAGGCGCCCAGTGCAATAACTTTCATAAATTCACCCTCAAGGGTTGGGGACGTTTGAGCAAAGCAGCCGGAGGATGCTGTGCTCGTTGTCGATCAGCGCTGCGCCGATCAGGTAGGTGGTGGTGATTCCTTTCGCCGTGTGCACGATGCGATTTCCTGCGACGGCATCGGCCCTTGGCCGGACCCGGATCTCGGCGGTAACTACGACCTTTAGCTGCTCAGCCACTGGCGCAATGCGCCCCGTCGGCAAGGTTATCTCCGCCCACAGCTTTCCAACCTCAGTCCAGACGACTTTGAAGCCGCCGGAACCGTTCGGGGTGCGCACCTCTTTATGGATGGCGCACCGGTGACGCATTGGGCCTGCTCTCATCAGAAACGCTTCCTGGGCCAGAGAAGTCGATCAACGGCCAGAGGAACAGCCGATGAGATTGTGCCGATCACCACGGCCTCGCGGTTGGCGTACCAGTGCCCAACGAGCAGCAGTACCGCCTGCTCGACGTCCGGGGTAAACCCCATCTGCTCTGGTCCGGCCGGCGTTCCTTCGACCAGCTCACGGTCACAGTGCATGGCCACGTGCGCCTTCGCGGCCTCAAGGTAACCGGTGATGAGCGAATCCTCGTCATCACCGTCCACTCGCAGGTGGAGCTTCACGCGTGCCAGATCGATCATTTAGGTTGCCTTCGCTTTCTTCACCGAGGTTGGCCTCTCCTTTGGAGCGCCGCCGGCTTCGACTTCCTCGGCCAGATCCATACTGATCAAAGCCTCGGCGATGTCATCCGTTACCGGGCGCTCCTCGAATTGATCGAAATGGCCGGCGTGATAGTGCGAGAACTGACGCAGGGCGCGAATCGTCTTCATGCTGTGATCGGGGCAGTTGCCTGCCCCGCTCCCGTGGTTATGCTGCAGGGGTGAAAGTGCCTTTGATGATTGCGGTCGGACGATAGTGGGTCACCGCCAAGCGCTCTTCGCACAGGATGGTCAGCATGTTCTTCACGAAGTTATCGCGGTCCTGGTTGCTGATCTCGATAGTCGCGTCCATGCGGTCCCAGATTTGCGATGCCAGGTCGAAGCCGCCAACGGTGAAGGTACCTTGAGCCTGAGCCTTGGTTGCCACCACCGGCAGCCCCCACATGACCTTGGCGGCAAAGGCAGCCGGGCCACCGAAGATGTAGCGACCGTCAGCATCTTTCAGCAGCGCGATCGCGTGCCAGTCACGCGGATTCAAAATCAGGCCGGACGCTTCGAACTCGGACTCGCTGGTCTGGAAAATGGCGTGGGCAATCTGGTCTGCGCGGGTGTCGCCAGTAGCATTGAGCGCAACGTCGTAGGCACTGGCCACCTTGTTCAAACCGATCAGGTTATCGCCGGTACCGTCACCGTTGAGCAATTGGCCTTCTTCGACCAGATCCAGGCCGAACAGCAGGCGACCGTTCACGTAGGACTCCAGCATCGGCGCGTCGTCCATGATCTGGCGCGAAGCCTGGATCCAGTGGGCGATGGTTTTGACGTTGGCAGTTTCCTTGGTGAAGGTCAGCTGCGACTCGGGCTTGAGCGCGCCTTCAGCCACCGGCGCGGCGCTGTTGGTGAATACGTTCTCGCGCACGTACTCGATGGCATTGGAGGTGGTTCGGCCCTGCGCCAGCAAGTCCCGAATAGTCAGGCGGCGCAGGCCTGGCATTAGGATGCCGGCGTTCTGCTGCGGCTGAACCAACGCGCCTGCCGAAGCAGCGCCAGCGCCCAAGGCTTTGCTGAAGCTCTTCACGTCGACTTTGCCCGAGGTGGAACCATTCCAGCCTTTTTTCAGATCTTCGGCGGCGCGCTCGGCGAACGACTTCTTGGTTTCAGGGTTGTCCAGGGTACCGCCGGCCAGCTTCGACTCCAGATCGAACAGGCGGGTACCGGCGGTTTTCAGTTCATCCTGAACGGTTTGCAGGTCGCCCTGCAGCTTCTTGCTGATCTCACCGGTGCTGGTGATTTCTTTTTTCTGCGCATCGAACAATTCGGTCATGTTCTTCTGCGCGTCTTCAATTGCCTTTTGGATTTGGGCCAATTCGGACATGGGTCATTTTCCTACAGATGGGAAGGACTTGATGCGCTCTATGAGCGCGTTAATTTCGCCACCTTCGGAATCGCTCCGAACTGCGGACTTGAACCTGGCGATAAAGCCCAGGGCTTGCGACTTCGAAAGCCCAGCCGAATCCCTCAGCCAGTGCTCTACGTCGCGAATGGTTGTGATCGACTCCATGCTCTTCATGGACTCAATGGTCGCCTGCTCATTTGCAGGGAAGGTGCAGATGCTGATCTCTCGCAGGGCCTGCACGTTGTTGAACGCACGGCCGGTGTCGATGATGGTGTAGTCGTCCTTCATGACGGTGAAGCCAACCGACAACCCCTCAACCGTCTTGTGCTCCATCGCGGCGCGCAAGTCGTTGGATACGGAAAGGCCTGGCGTCAATTCGCCAATAACGATGAGGCCCTTACTGTCCTCTTCCAGGCTTTGCCATTTCCCGACGGGCATCTCCCACGTTTGGTGGTTGAAGAACATCCCCACCTGTCGGCTTTGAGAAGACAGAGCCTTCTTGTAGGCCCCGGGCTTGATGATGTCGCCGTCAGAGTCGATTACATCAAAGACACTGGCGTACCCCTCGAACACACCGACTTTGCCGTCGGAGGAAAACTTTATTTCGGTTTCGGTAAAGGCCAGAGTCTTTTGAATATTTGACATTGGGTAGCTCCAGAAAAACTAAACCCCGCTAGGTGCGGGGTTCGTTTGGCCAAGTTGGGTAAGCGGCACGTTCTGAGACTGCCGGGTTGCGACATCACCACCAGGTAGTGGTGGCCGGTTATCAATGCGGCGTCCTTCGTTGATCGTTAGAAGCCCCGTGTCCACTTTGGTCTTCATATAATTCGCCCGCGCAGTCGAGTCGCCACTCATCAATCCGTCGCGGTTGTGCTCGGCGTGGATTCGCCCAAGATCTGCCGGTTTGACAAGCCATCGCAGGATGCATCCCTCCCAGATCTCGAGGTATGGGTCGAGGCTGTACTGAAGGAAACCAAGGTTTTGCTGCTCAATGCCTGAACCCCAACTCGTGGACTTTTCAACGTCGCCCACCAGATGCGGTGGCACACCGAAGAAACGGGCCAGCTCGCTGACTTGAAACTTGCGGGCGGCCATCGTTTCGGCGTCTTGAGGACTTACACCGATGGGCTGAGTTGTAAACCCGCCCTCCAGGATCCATAGGCGTTTCTTTACCGGGCCGCCGGCGATCTCCTTGAAGTTGGCCTCTGTCTGGTTGCGCTGCTCAGAGGTGAGCAACTTCCCATCCCCCGTCATGAGCAACTGTGGCGATTTCGCACCATTGGCATAGAAGTCGCGCTGCTGATCCTCCATCGCTACAGCAACGCTTGCTGTCTTGGCGGCGAAGGCGATCGGCGATAGGCCGACCAGACCGTTGAAGCCAAAGCCCTTTAGATGGAATATCTCGGTTTGCTTGAAGTCGGCGTACTCGGTATCCCTTCGATACCGGTAAACGATTCGCTTCCCCTCAAGGCGAACGTCCATATTCACCGACATCAAAGGCACAAGGCTGATGACATCACCGACGCCGTTGCGCTCGATCAAGGCATACGCATTGCCGTAATAGCAAAGCTGCATGGTCATCGCGACGCGAAAGTCGAAGGCCGTCATGAAATCGTTTGGTCGGTATTTCAACAGTCTGGCCAGCGGATGGTCCAATCCGACCTTGGCCCGATCCTCCCCTTTCGTTTCGAACACGTCCAACGGCATGCACGCCGTGACGCTGGAGATAAGCCGAACACAGGCGAAGACGGTAGCGATTTGCAGTGAGCGCTCGTCCGTTACAGCCGAGTCGCCGACCTGGCCGGTGGCGGATACTGGCCCCGTTTGAGAACCCTTGTCTGGCGTCGACAAGCGACCGCCGACAAAGAAGCTCGCCAAGCGCGCCCAGAATGGGCTACGGGTGCGCAGGTCAATGCTGTAGTCGGTATCTGCCATTACATGCTCATCGGTCGATTGAGGAAGTCATCAAGGTTCTGCGTCACGGTTCTGTTCTCTGCTGCGCCCACGGCCATAGCCAAGGCAACTGCGCCGTCGATCCGGCCAGTTCGTTTTCGCTTCGAAAAGCATCTGTTTTCCTGAGCGTCGGCCTCCATTACGGCAGACGCGATGTTCCAGGTGAGACATGGATTCGCCAGCACCTGGATCTGGCCGGTGAGGATCAAGTCCTCCACCAGATCGATGGAGTGAGTCATCCAGAGGTTCGACTCGCGCGCCGGGCGGAAGCCTTGGCCGTGCGGAACCAGCGTCAGCTCTATGCCTTGGGCCTCAAGCTCAATTTCCAGATAGCTCATGTGAAATGGATCGAAGGCAATCGCCTGAATGTCGTACTTCGCAGCAAGCTCGCCCAAGCGCTTGGCGACGAACGCGTAGTTGATTGCCTTCCCTGGCGGGGCGTGGATATGTCCATCCTCTAGCCAGATGTCATATGGCACGCCATCGATCGCGGCGCGGTCGAGCATCGTGTCCTTGGGCGTCCAGAACTCGGCGATTGATTTACCTTCTTCCGGGAAATACAGATTGAGCGCCGTGAGATCGCGCTTGCCTGAAAGGTCGAGACCTCCATAGCAAACCTGACCGGCCAGCTTCTCGGGATCGAACTTCGTACAACACGACAGCCAGGTGTCGATGTCGACCCATGGATTTGCAGCATCCACCCACTGGCAGAAGTTCAGGCGCCGGACAGTGCTCGCCTTGGCCGGCATTCCCTTCGCATCGGTCACCTGCTCGCGCAGATACTTAGGCTGGAAGGTATGGCCCAGCGATGGGTTTGCCTTGCCCCAGCACTTCTCATCCTTGAACGGGTCATCGCCCTTATCCAGAGAGCAGATAAACGCGAAGAAACCGTCGTTGAAGTGACGGTGCCGTTTCGTCACGCCTTTGGCACCGGCTTCGCAGACGTTCACACCGAGCTGGTGATAGCTGTAGCAAACCGAGTTTCGGTCATGCCCGCTGTTGGTGATCATCAGGATCAGCGCTTGGCGCCGGCCCTTGGTGCCCGCCCGCATGAACTCGACGGTTTTGTTGTTCTTGTGTTCGTGGACTTCGTCGATCAGCGCGCAGTGTGGGCGCGGGCCAGACTGTCCATCGTCGGAGCTGATCGGACGAAAGAACGAACCGGTTGCCAGGTAGGCCAGGTTCCAAACCTTCTCATCACGCCCGGACTTCTTGATTTTCTTCATCAGCGACGGCGACTGATCAACCATCGCCACCGCATCGCGGAACAGGATCATTGCCTGGTCGCGCTTTGTCGCAGCGGCATACACCTCTGCGCGCGGCTCGCCATCGGAAGTCATGCAGTAGAGGCCAATCCCAGCCGCCAGCGGCGACTTGCCTGACCCCTTCCCCGACTCGATGTACACCGTTCGGAAGCGTCGGAAACCATCCGACGCCATCCAACCAAAGATCGATCCAACGATGAACGCCTGCCAAGGCAAAAGAACGAAGGGCATCCCCTCATGCTCGCCACCGTTTAGCTTGAGCACCGTCTTGAAGTACCGAATCGCCCGGTTGGCCTTTTCGAGATCCCAGGTCAGACCGCGCTTCGGACCATCTTCCAGATCTCGCAAGTGGCGACCACATGCGTTTCGAATATCGGGACCGGCCAAAACCTTGCCGGAGTAAACCTCTTGAGCCCAGGCCGTTACAGGGTCGACCGCATAGGAAACCTTCTTGACCTCAATTGAAGAACTCGTCTTCCGGGTCTTTTTCTGGAGGTTCGCCAATGGCCTGGACCTTGGATCGGGCGGCGGGTGTCATGCCGAAATGGGTAAGGTAAGAGAGCAGCCGGCGGTCGGCGTCAGCCGCCATCGCCACCGCCGGGTGCGCTTTAATCAGCCCGGCTTCGGTCGAGTAGGTGTGGCCCTCTTCGGAAATCACTTTGGTTAAGCGGCGAACCTCGGCGGCGACTTCACACAAACGCTCGAGGGTTTGAAGATCGGCTTCGGTGAGCACGCCCATGGACGTAGCAAGAGGGCAGAAGATTTTCCACACTGCCTGTCCATCGGCCGTCATCGTTGACGGCGGCGACTGGTACGATGCTACTGCGAGCTGAGGCTCCCGCTTATTTTCCCGACTGGCACGCAACGTGCCGGTGACCTTTTTCTGGGTCGTCGGGGCGGGGGTTCTTCCCTTCAAAAAAAACTCTCCAATTCTGGCTTTTTGCGTAAAGAGGGTCGAGGGCGGTCCTATGCACGGAAATTCCGAACTTTTCAGCCTCCCCCTAGGGGCAGTGACGTGCCACACCGAAACGGTGCGCGAATCGTGACAACCATTCTCATTTCCGAGTCTTCGAACGATTCCAGTGATGGTTGGGGTCGATGGGCAGACCATTGACGTCACACCCGACCACGACGCCCGACTTCTCCTCTCTCTGCTTCGCGCTGTCGTGGCAAACCTTGCAAAGGCTCTGCAGATTCGTCGCATCAAAGAACAGCGTGACGTCACCACGGTGAGGCTTGACGTGGTCAGCAATGTTGGCGGCGACCACGCGCCCCTGCGAAGAGCAGCGGCGGCACAGCGGCTCGGCCTGGAGCTGGCTCCATCGAAGGCGAAACCATTCCTTGGTCTTGTAGAGGTGATGCCAAGGCGATGTGTTCGCCATCAGCCTTCAACCTTCCGAGCTGCCGCCCGCTCGTAGTAACCACGAACCTTCTCGACTCCAAGGAAGCCGACTGCACCGCCGACGAACGTAGCCATGCTCTGCGGTAAGCCCATCCATTCAAGGAGTGGCACCAACGACAGCGTGACCAGTCCGCAGAGCGCGCCTTCCAGGTACATCTGGCGGCGTGTGCCGCCGCCGTACATCACCCGCAGAACAGCGATACCGACCGATAGGCCAGCGGCGTAGAGCTGCGGCTGATGCATGACCAGCCAGGCAATCATTGCGGCCCACAGACCGGGATCCTTCTCAGGCATGTTTGGCATCTCGATTCCTCCCTTTGGGGGAGTGCAATAGGTTCGGCTCCAACGGCACTCCCGGCTCGATGCGATGGGCGTGGTGGAGCCGAAAACGAAAAAGCCCCGGCAAATGCCGAGGCTTAATGAGTTGCAGAAAGCAAAAAGCCCGTCTCGGGGACGGGCTTTGCACGCGGAAAAACCGCAAAGTAACTGAAATCTATAGTCAGTCCCCGGGCCTGTCAAGCAGCTTCACGACGAACATCGAGTGCGCCATCAATCCAGGCAATGCCGGCTTTCCATAGCTGCCGCGTCTTCTCCTCCCCGAAGCCCATCTTCTTACCGACGTCGATCAGCGCCTTGTCGCGGGCGGTGTAGTACTTCATCAGCACCTTGCCGCATTCCGGGTAGCGCTTCAGCAGACGCCCCATCAGGCCGTCAATCATCAGCGCATCGTCGTCAGTGATCATCGGCGTGTGCAGCGTGTTCTCACGGGATGCGCAGCACGACACGCCGGAGCCCAGCACGACCCAACGGCCCCAATGCTCCAGCAAATCCTCAGCAGTGCGCTCGGTGAAGCTCTTCGTTCTCGCCATGATCAGTCCCCTTTGAAGGACGAGCCACCAGGCCCGCGAGTATTGGTTTGCTGGTAAAGGCCTGCGGTGGTCAGTTGTTCCGCCGTCATCGACGACCATCGCCGCTCCTGCCGGATTAGCATGCCGAGCTGAACGATCAGTTCGTCCACCGGCAGTGGCTCCAGCGTCTCGGCGTGAACCATGCCGGAAGCATGGCAACCGATGCATTCCAGATGGTGAAAAACACCCTTGATAAACCCCTTTCCGGCACAGGATGGGCAGTCGGTGAGCGGGATCTGGCGACGCACAAAGGCGGGGCCGTGTGTTCTTTTATCCATTTTTAAACCTCGCCTTTTATGGTTTCGTGATTTGGCTAGAAGCCGCGCCATTCAAGGCCTCTGCGGCATTCTGCGAATTTCCGTTTCTAGTCATGGTCGAGCGGTGGATCAGGCTGAAGCCTTTCCCGTCTAACCATTCGTGCCACTTGCTCAGGGCTTCGCGCTTGAGCAGTTCGGCGGATGTGTGGATGTAGGTCTGCACGTTGCGGGTCATCGTGTGGTTCACCAGCATCTCGCCGATGAGGAAGTCCACGCCGAGGTCAGTCCAGCCGGTGCGGGCCACCTTGCGCAGGTCGTGGCTTGTCCACTCGCCCTGCCCCAACCGGGTGAACACGGCACACGCCTGGCTGTCGCTGAGGCACCCACCGCCACGCGCCGGGAAGACGAACGCGCCCTTGTAGCCCTTGGCTGCCTGCCAGTCCCGGTACCGCTCCAGCAGCGCGCAGACCTGATGCGTCAGCGGTAGCCGATGCTCGCAGCGGGTCTTGGTGTTCTCGGCCGGAATGAACCACTCGCCCTGCTCGCCCAAGGTCAGGTGCGCCCACCGAGCCATGCGGGTTTCGCCGACGCGCGTACCGTGGCAGAGCATCATCAGCGCCAGCATGCAGTCCTGCGGGTACCGCTCGAAACTGGCGGCCAAGTCCCCGATCACATCCTCGAGCTGGACGGCGCGCAACCGCGAAGGCTTGGGCTGGATTTTCGCCTTGGTGAAGTCGGTGAACTTGAAGCCGGCGATCGGGTTGGAGCTGATCATGCGCAGCTTCTCGGCCTGCCGGAACGCCACCACCAGCACACCCCACATCAGCCGCACATAAGACAGCGAGAACTCGGCCTGCATCGGCCACATCAGCTGCTTGTCCAGGGTGAAGCGGTCGACCTCCTCCATCAGCAGCTCACCGAGCCGCGGCTTCAGATGGCAGGCGATGATCGAAGTGTTGGTTGATCGGCGCTTGGCCGAAAGGCTGCGATCAACGGCTTGGCGCGCTGTGAACCAATCGAGCAACTGGCCGACCGTCTGCAGGGTGCCGGCGGCGGCTGATGCCTTCGGGTCCGCGGCCAGGCGTTCGCGAATCTTCGGCAGCGCATTGATCAGCCCTTTCACCTGCAGCTCCGGGAAACCGGCGATCTTCTCCCACTTCTTGCCGACCACCAGGTACCAGGTGCCGCGCTCGCGGCTTTTGTGAAAGCGGAAGTAAACGCCCGGGTGCCGTGCGTCCCGCATGTCGCGGATAGAGGCGTTGGCCGATTGCCGGCGGATCTCGGCATCAGAAAACGTGGTCAGCAAGCTCTGGCTCATGGCGTGTTTGGCTCCGGGTCGATCGGGTAATCCCGGATATGCACACGCACCGCGCCGCCCGGTACCGGCTTGCCGATGTTGATCGTGGTGACGAAGTTCTTGTCATCAATGCCCAGGCCATCGGCAATGCCGTCCCGGCCGGCCTTGAAGCGCGCCACCAGGTTGTCATCGTCGTAGGAACGGCGATTCGGCGGGCAGAACGTGACCCAGAAGTACTTTTTGCCGCTGAGGCGCGGTGCATCCAGCGCCAACGCGATCAGGCCGCAGGTGCGGCGATACGCCTTCGCGTGTTTGTGTTTTTGCCGCCAGTGCACGCGCGCGTTAGGACTCAATTCCTTTGGCGGCCACGGCAGCGTCATGTCGATCATGCAGCCCCCTTTACGGTGAGAATTCCGGCCCGGATCAGGCCTTCGTGGGTTTCGGCAATGGCGCGCGGCATGTCCTGCCAGTCGATGTCGCCGGCGGCGCGGCCGTCGATTACGTCGTGGCAAGCGCTGCAGGCGTACACCGCGACGGTGTCGAAGCCCTTCATGCCCATGCCCTTCTGCCCGCATGGCAGATGCGCAAGGACGGTGGTTTCTGGGTTGTAATTGCAGATGCCCGGCATCCGGACGGTGCACTCTTGGCCATTGGCCGAGGCGCGGAGCTTTCTCGAACTCACTCGCATGCCGGCCTCCCCGTGACGACGTCGACGACTTCGTAGGTGCCCGGCCACATCCACGATCCATAACGCTTGGCCATCGCCTCATCGGCGAACAGCGCCAGCGCGTGATCAGGTGGCGAACTCAAATCGACCTTGAACGAGCAGCAAAACACGGCCCAGCGGTAGGTTTCGATCTCAGGAACAGCCAGGCGACGGTCAGGCATGACGGGCAGCCCCCGATCGCATGGCGCGCAGCTCGGCAAGCGCTCTGTTTCCGATCTCAGGTGTGCGGCGGCCATCAACTCGGGCGGGCAATGCCAGCGGCATCTTCTGGAGCGGTAACCCATCGATCAAACGGCGCACGGTGATCACGTAGTTGCGCTCAAACAGCTTGCGCGCCAGCGAGGTTTCAAGGCGGTTCAGATTCTCGAAACCCGACTCCTTGGCTGTGTGCCAAATCGCATCGTGCGACCAGTTCGCCTGGCCGGCCATCGACGGATGGACATTGCGGCACGCTTCGCGAAACGCCGCTTCGAGAGGTGGAAGGCCGAGCATTTCCGGTGTTGGTTGGCAAAGATTGATGAATTTGCCGACACTCGGCGCGAAGTCAGAGCCAAGCTTCCGGCACTGCTCGATGCCGAAGCGAATCTGCTCGACCTTCGTGATTTTTTCGGCCATGAAAGCCTTGGTCCATGTGGCTTTCGCGGCGTTGACGGCCTCGTTATCAGGCCAGGCCTGCTTCCAGGCCGGGAAGATTGCCATCAGCTCGCGGAACAGCGCGTTGATGACCTGCACGGTACCGGCATCCGCTTTCACTGGCGCGACTTCAGCCGACGCCACGTTGGGCAACATTTGCAGAACACTCGAAACAGACTTCATCACAGACCTCCCAGGTCATCACCCCAACTGGTGTCATTGAAATCAGGCTCCTGCCCCCGGCCTGCTGCCTGCACTCGCTCACGCTTCACCCACTGAACCAGGCGGTAGCACCAGCCGGAGCCGGAATCGAGAGTGTTTGGCTTGGCGCAGTGGAAGCCCTTGAACTTGCGAACCGCTTCGTCAGGCACACAGTCATCCGGAAGCCCCGCAATGGCGATCTGATCCGACAACGCTTTCTCGTTGGGCACCCAGGTGGCGAACATGGCGAAGCGCTGGCGATCATCCTGCGGCTCGATGGCGGCGCTGTTCTGTTCGGCGAGAGCGGCATCAATCTCGCGCTGCTGCAGCTGCTCTTCGGTTAATTGATGGTTAAGTGACGGATTGGGTGCAGCCGCTGCACCCCGCTCTGTCGTAGGTTGCACCCCGTTCTGTTGTGGATTGCACCCCGTGCCGTCATCTGCACCCCGTTCTGTACGGGGTGCAGCATTTGCACCCCGCAATAGTTGAAGGTCGTAAACGACTGGGCGACGGTCGTGGCGATCAATGTGAACAGCGGCGATCGCCTGGTTGCCCTTCTGGATCAGTCCGGACTTTTCCAAGTCATCCAGCTTGTAGCGCACGGTGCGCTCGGAGAGGCCGGTGTCCTGAGCCAGGGTGGTAGCCGACGGGAACGCGCCAGCGCCATTCGACCCGGCATAGTTGGCCAGGCACAGCAGCACGTGCCGGGCACTGGCATCCTTGAGAACTTGCGTGGGCAAAGACAACGCCCATGACATTGCTTGAACGCTCACAGCGAGGCTCCGATATTCAATTCGGCCAAACGGGCAAGCCCCTTTGGGGTAACGAGAGGATCGAAAGCGGCACGGTCAGCACCGGTTTCAGAGTCAGGCTTTAGAGCAGTGACTTTGTGGACCATGAGTCCAGAGGTGATACGTGGTTGGTAGGCAGTCCAGCGCCCGGCCCCTTGGCGGCGGAAGATCCACCGGTTCTGCTGCATCCAGGCGAAGAGCTTCGAAGGTTTGACCTGCAGATGCTTCGCAGCGTCGGTGATGCAGATCGCGCCGCCAGCGGCTGCCAGACGGTTGATGGCTGCAACCTTCGGGGCCTGATCGAGGATGACCAGGCGCAGGGTCTGGTTGTCCTTCGCCTGATCAGCAGCAGCCTGAAGCGCCTCCGCGTAGGTGGCCGGGATCTGGAACTGGCCCGCTTGGGCTTCCAGTTCCTGCCAGCGATCAATGATCCGGGCACGCAGCTCGACGCTGTAACCGGACACTACAACCAGCGTGTCGCGCTGAGACAGCAGGAACTCGCGGTACACCTGCCCGTTCTGCGGGTGCACGTAGGGGGTGTCGTTTGAAGAAACGACACCCTTCGCGACCAGCGCACGGATCGTTTTCAGCACGTTGTCGTGAGAGCTGCCGATCAGTTCGGCGATCTCGCGAGACGACATGTGTCGCGACACGGTTTGAGATTGTGCAAAACGTGTCGCAGGATTCGGGGTATTGCCGGGGGTGACGTTCGTGTTCATACTGGCCCCTGAAGTTTGTTGTTTGAAGAAGCCGGTCTAGCCACCGGTTTTTTTTCGTCTGCGATTTTTTACTGTATGGATTCCCAGCATTTCTGAAGCACTGCCAGAGCAACACGGGCTGCTGGATAATCAGCTCAACAGTCGAGAAGCGTTCTCTGGAAGTCCTGGTCGCAGATCACGCGCAAGAAATTTTCCATCCGTCACGATCTCCGCCTTCAAGGCGGCCTCGGCGGAACAGCCGTGAAGCCCCCTGACCCAACCGCTTACAGTCCCCTGTTTCACATCAAGGGCGGCTGCGGTTGCTGCTTGGGAGCCGAAGTGCTCTACAAGTTTTTTGAAAGTGTTGTTCATCGAATCTCCGCCCATATAAAGGGATGCCTTTATGTTATGGAAAGGGATACCTTTTTGCAACTACAAAGGTTGGCCTATAAATTGGCGGGCATGGAACTCAAAGACAGATTGAAACAAGCACGAAAAGGCGCTGGGCTCACCCAGGTTGAACTCGCTGATCGCGCAGGCATAAAACAGGCGTCCGTCTCGGAGATAGAGCGAGGGCTTACTCGCACGTCTGGACACCTGATAAAGCTGGCTCAGATATGCGGCGTAGACCCCGTATGGCTTTCAGAAGGTACTGGTTCGCCGGAAGGCAATCAGCGCCCTTCTACAGTCGAATCAAACGCCGTGTTAATCGGCTCTTTCGATGTATGGGACGATGAGACCCCGCTGGATGATGACGAGGTCTATGTGCCGTTTCTCAAGGAAGTTGAGTTGTCCGCAGGTGCTGGAAGTACGGCAGTTCACGAATCGCCAAGGCAGAAGCTGCGGTTCGGAAAAATGACTCTTCGCCGTCAGGGTGTACAGCCATCTGAGGCCGTCTGCGTGACGGTTTCTGGCAACAGTATGGAACCCGTGCTTCCTGATGGAAGCACTGTCGGCGTGGATCGGGGCACTACCACCATCACAGACGGGAAGATGTATGCCCTGGATCACGGCGGCCAGCTCCGAGTGAAGACTCTGTATCGAATACCTGGCGGCGGTATCCGTATGCGGAGCTTCAACCGCGACGAGCACCCAGACGAAGAGTACACGCCGCAAGAGATGCTCGAGAAGGAAATCGCTGTTCTAGGCCGTGTGTTCTGGTCTTCCGCGCTCTGGTAAATCAGCCACCACCTGTTAGAAATCCCGCAAGTCGCGGGATTTTTTTTGCCCAAAAGAAAAAATAAAGGCATACCTGTTGACTCAAAATAAAGGCTGCCCTATATTTTGCCCATCGCCGGATAACAACCGGCCAGGCAGCGATGAATCGGCCTTAACGGTTCAGAGGGTTGGCAACTGACCCGGGTGTGCAGCGTAAATCACCAGAAACAGTTATCCGGCGGACAGAGTCGCGGTCGGACGAACAACTTGAATGAGCCCGTACCGCGCCAGCAGCGCCGAAGGGACACGGAAAGTTTCACTGATGCGCCTGGTTACCCGGGCGCATTGGGAAAACAACCGGGAGTCACAACAAATGGAATCGGAAATCGTTAGCGGTGCATGGAAGGGCTATCTCGGTCGCGGCCTTGCACCGCGCGAGCTTCAGTTCGTGCTTTCTGCTGCTCAAGGCATGACAGCGAAAGAGATTGCCCGGGTGTTCAATGTTGAGCCGGGCACTGTGGTTAAGCGGCTTTCTAACGCGATGTTCAAGCTTGGAGTTCACCGCCAGACCGCTATGGTCGCCGAAGCAATACGCCGCCAGATCATTTCGCCGATGTGCATCGCTCTCGCGGCGCTCATCGCGATGCACTCAATGATTGGGGATGACGCCATGCGCCGAGATCGCCGCGTGCCGGAGCGCAGAACAGCGCAAGTTCGAATGGTGCGCCGCGCCGAACAACCTGAGCTGTATGCCTGACGCAATTACCGAGACCCGAAGATTGGGTCTCGGCAATTTAACGAGTTACTTCTTGGATTCTAGGTTTTCGATTCGTCCCAAAAGTACGGTTACGACGTTGCACAGCGAGAAAATCGCCGCCGCCGCTTCCTTTACATCCTTCGATTCGCCATGAAGTGCGAGTTTGTTCGCCGCAGCCCGAGCTTTATCGATGGACTCAACTGTTCCACTGCTTTCCTGACTCATACACGTCCTCTGTTGTGCGTCTTGGTAGAGCATTAAGCGTAACACTCGGTGCAACACCTGTGCAGCAGATGCCGGACACCTGCACCACAACCAACTACCGAGGAATTCTGGGTAGATCAACTCAGCACGGAGGATTGGCAGCCATGTAAACGACAATCAAAGCCCTCCTTCGGGAGGCAACTCCCCCTCAACGTAGGGAGGTCTACTTGAGGACGAAAGCCCGGGGTAACCCGGGCTTTTTTTCGCCCCGCCTTTATCCGTCAGCACTCTCCTCTGCGCCCAATGGCAACCAGCAGGCGGCGCAGAGTGCTGACGAATACACGCAACCCCACCACCGAGGGATCAGCCATGCAAATGCACCCACTGATGCAACAGCGCGTCGATGTTCTGCGCGTACTGATGATTCGCACCCAGGCAGCGCGCGAGACGTTCGCCCGCCTCGCCGACCTGGTGATGCCGGAGAAAAAGGTGCGCTTCCAGGTGAAGACGGTCGGCAAGGCCTTCCATGTTGTGGACCTGTCCACCGGCAAGACCAAGGCGTTTCGCTGGACCTACAAAGGAGCGCTCGACATGGCGATTCAGTTCGAAGAAAAGGCCAACCGGCCAGCAGGGGGTGAGCAGTGATCGGCGTCCCACTTCCAAACCCGCGGGATCAACTGATCGACAACCTGAACCAGCAGCTGGACGCGTTCTTCGGCGCCGGCAACAAGGTCAAGCAGGTCGACCCCGGCGCAACCGGTGTGCGGGACGCGATGTTCGGCACCTCCCACGCAGCCAGGCTGCGCGCCGAACGCGACAAACTGGCGCCGCAGCTGAAGGCGCTGGCCCACAAAGGCCTCACCGTCATCGAGGCAGCGAAAGAGATGGGCATGGAAACGAAGCGCGCCCGTCTCATAGCCCGTGAAAACAGCATCAACTTCCCGGGGCCTAAGTGAAGCGAACCATCAACCAGGCGGCCACGCGCCGCCGACAGACCTGGCTGGACTTGCCTGCCAGCGGAATTGAAGAGGTAGGCCATGGCCGAAGTACAGGAGCCGACGAAGGAAGCGATCAAGCAGAAGAAAAAGCGCGAGAAGGCGGCAGCAAAGGACGCTGCGTTGGGCGTAGAGAAGTTTACGGTTGAAGTCGCCGGGGTTTTCAAGCCCGACCTCAAGCGGGTCATGGCCGCCCACGGCTTCAACAACCAACAGGAGGTGTATCAGAACCTGCTACGGAACCTGATCGCGGCCGACTTCGAAACCCAGGCCAAGATGCTCAAGTGTGTCACGACACCTTTTGTTGTTACTGAAAAGGTGTCGCGACTGATCGAAGCGGCCGGAAGGAAGTCGCTCGCTGACGATCCGCCAGAACCTGAGGACGTAGTCGAGAAGCCGTCGTCAAATTAAGTCTCAGATAGCCCCTGCTCGATTAACATGCGGTCCAGTTTCGCAAGCGCATTGGCCATCATCGGAGCATCAGACTCCAAGGCGCTCATGAACCACATGACACCGTTTAGAAATCGGCCGAAAAAATCACCAGCATTCACGAAGACTACTGTCGGGTCGTTATTGACGGTGTTTTGAACACCCCCGACCGTATAGAAAACCTTGCGAATGGTGGTGTCCCGCTGGTTAGCGGACGACTCAGCAGTGCCAGTATGCAGTAGTCCGTTGCGAGCCTCCCAAAGCTCTTCAACTGTCACTGCCATCGGGTTATTAGCGAGCATGTAAGTGCTAACCCATCTTTTGAAGTCAGCGTTCGTTGTCCTCTCCTGAGGAGCAGACAACCATGCCATCTGATCAATCGCGGCATAGGTAAGCATCAGCGCTGGAACAGTGTGACCTGCATCGCGCAGCACAACCATCGCTTCAGTCATTTTATGGGCGTAATCGAAAACTCGTCTGGTACTCACTGCTTCTCCTTTCCGGCTCCATGCCGGGCCGAACACAAATACCCCACTTCTACGAATCACGCCAGCCGGCGAGGATCACTATTTCACGACGGCAATGATCATAGGCGCAGGCTCTAACCTTTATTCCAATCATGACATATCTCTTCCATCCCAACTTGATAAGCCACTTTGAGCGAAGCGATATCAGTGAAGTCATCGAAACATAAATCGCCATACAGAACAGTTAATTTTGCCAAACGAGCTTCATAATCATCAAGCTTACCGCGCAACTGAGTAATTTGTTCTCTGGAGGGATTACCATGCCCTTTCATTGCCCAGTCTAATAGCATCTCATACCCTCTTTGCTTGGTTTCATACTCCTTGTGTAACGCTGATGAATAGTTATCCAGAGTTTTCAGTATATTCAAACGGGACTCTTCAATCAGCCGTCTATCCGCGTCCGCATCAGAACGTTCGATTTGGGATAGCTGCGAAGCAAGCGTCTTCGCTTGAAGTCGCTCCATTGCTGAGAATTCAGTTCGCTGCGTATCTAGCAACTCCCTTTGAAGACTTATCGTTTTTAATATCGCCAAAAGTGTGAGAAATGAAATCAGGGGACTAAACAAGCCACCAACATATGTTCCGAATGCTGACCACTCTTCTGGTTTTACTGAGAGCTCGCCGCCAAATGACTTTCGATAAAAATAAATAGACAAGCATACTGAAACAAATACCGCACCAACTAAACACGCTGAAAATGCGTCGATTAAAACATATCTCTTCTTTGACGAATTAGTAAAAGTCTCCTGGTTCTCAACAGATTTTTTGGTTTCAGTCATTTTACCGCTCCAGGCTTTTTTTCTGACTCTACTTTAGTTAAGCGTGACCTGACCACAACGTAATCCACCGCCCGGGCATGCCCCGGCATAGGACGCCCCATGCCCACAGAAAAGATGAAGGCCTATCACGTCGGTGAAGGCTCTGAAGGTGAACACGTGATCACGTTCGCCACCAACAGCGCTACGGCGCGCCGCGAGGGCGGCAACGAGTTGAATCTGACCTTCGAAGAGGTGGAGTTCTGCCGCCGCGCGCCGTGGGCCGATCAGTTCGCTGGCCAACCTTTCATCCCGGCCAAGGCTTACCACGAGCAGGGCTGGTGGATGTACTGCAACAACTGCGAGAACCAGCTCTACGAGGACGAGGAAGACGACGAAGGCAATCCGCTCGCCATCGTCTACGACGGCCGGCACGCTTACTGCGATCAGAGCTGCAAAGATGCGCGGGACAAGGAGATCTCCGACGCGAACGCCAAGGGCGAAGCCTTTAAGGCAAAGGTACTGGCAGAGCGACCTGATCTGACCATTACCGAGTGGAGCATCGGGTGGCCACGGATTTCTATGTCGGCCAAGTTCCAGTTCCCTGGCTCTCGGTATGGCGGGTCGGTGAGTGATCACGACGGCGACGGCACCCTGAGTTGGTACGTGGCCCAGGGCGACAAGGCCGCGTGGGACTTTTACCAGAAGGAGCGCGCAGCATGAAGCGCTTCGTCCGCCGCAAGTTTGAAGCCTGGCTGATCCGGCTGGCCGCCAAGATCCTGAGCGGCCGCAACGTGCAGCGCTCCCCCGTTGTGTCCCGGCGCGACAACAACCAAATGTTTGAAATTGCCGGTGAGCTCGAAGAAATCGCCCAGCGCATCAGCACCAACTACCCGTAACTCCCTCCCCCTTCAAAGTCAGCCGCTATAGCGGCAAGGATACCTATGCGCCTGAAGAAAGCTGAGCGCGAGCAAGTGCGCCTGAAATACGGCGGGCACTGCGCCTACTGCGGTGTGCTGCTGGGTGAGAAGTGGCACGCCGATCACCTCGAAGCCGTCCAGCGAAACTGGGGCAAGGAGGCGAAGCTGGTGCCCGCGCTCAAACCGGAGAACCACAACCTCGCCAACATGATGCCCGCTTGCATCCCCTGCAACCTGAGCAAGCACGCGATGCCGTTGGAAGCTTGGCGCGATTGGATCGCCGGCCACGTCAACAGCCTGAACAACTACCACCCCATTTACCGCTTGGCCAAGTCCTACGGACTGATCGCCGAGACTGGCGCGCCGGTGGTCTTCTACTTCGAGAAGGTGAATCCATGACAGCAATCACCGAACACGACGTTGCATTCGCTCAGGCTGTTGTCGCACTGGCGCGCCAGCACGGTATGACCGGTGTATCGATGGAGTTCAGACAGAACTTCGATCTGTCACAGCGAACGGGCTGCTACTGCGGAAAGCGGATCACCTGGTCCGAAGGTCGCCATGGCGCTGGTGCGGACATCAAGTTCCGGACCGAGGCCGAGGCGTCGTTTCCCGAAGCAGCGAAGGTGACGCCATGAGCAAGCGAGCGGTTCACCTCTACCCATGGGACGGAGGCACCGAAGCCGATCAGGACCCGCCAGAGCACGTGTATTGCGGCACCGAAGGCGACGCCACCGATGAGCAGCTCACCAATGACTGGCGGTACGTGACCTGCAAGCGCTGCCTCAAAATCCACGAAAAAGAGCTGGCCGCGCGAGCAGCGGACGACCGAAACCAGAAGGTCAAGCTGTTCGACGAGGCCCAGACCATCACCAGCACGCTGGGTCACCGCAACATCTCGACAGCCATCAAGGCTTTGATCAGGGAGCGCGACCAACTCAAGGCCGAGCTCGCCAACCTGCGTGAAGACCGCGACGCCCTACTTGAAGCAGGAGCAGACCTACTATGATCTTCGCCCCGCTCTACATGACCTACCTGATCTACAGGGGGCCGTGGCGATGAACACTTATCGACACACCTTCGCAGCCGTCTGCCCGGCAGACGGCGAAATGATCATTTATCGCCTTGAACTGCGCTCGACATCGATGATCCACGTCGAGCACATCAAAACAGTTACAGCGCTGATCAAGCAGGGTTGGCATGAGCAGATCGCTGACAGCCTTTCCGAGATGCTCGGTGGCGATCAAACCATCGTCGCCACGCACCAGGGCATCGAGATCGAGACATTGAGGCTCAGCGGATGATCCATTACCACGGCACACCTATCGGCGGTAAGCGCGAGGACGCCGCTAAGTTCCTGGCCGGCCGGCACGCGTTGGTACCGTTCCCACGCAAGGACGATCTCGGGATTGTCGCCGATGTGTGCAAATCATTTGTTTTCGATAACGGCGCATTCACAGTCTGGAAGAAAGGTGGACAGGTAGATGTCGACGGCTACACACGCTGGGTCGAAGACTGGCACCGACACCCTGGATTCACCTGGGCGCTCATTCCGGACGTCATTGATGGCGACGAAGAGGCCAACGACGACCTTGTTCGGCAGTGGCCAGAGGAACTTCGCGGGGTGCCAGTCTGGCACTTGCACGAGTCGCTTGAGCGACTGCAGCGGCTTGCGAGGTGTTGGCGAACGGTGGCCCTCGGCAGTTCTGGGCAATGGGCTGCGCCGGGCACTGGAGCATGGTGGAAGCGGATGGGCGTCGCGATGGATGCTATCTGCGATGACCAAGGCCGTCCAGCCTGCAGACTTCACGGCCTGCGAATGCTCGACCCTGCGATATTCCAGCACCTGCCCTTCGCCTCCGCCGACTCCACGAACGCAGCAGTGAACGGTGGGAGCATCAGTCGCTTCGGCATGTATGCCCCGCCGACCGCCGGCCAGCGCGCCAACGTCATCGCCGACCGCATCGAATCGCACAACAGTTCGCCGATCTGGCAACGAGAAACCCAGGCCGAGATGGCCATCTAACCCACCACCTTCTGCCGCCACGCGCGGCATGGAGCATTGCATGAATGAGATATTTAACGCATCGCGGCCCAAGGCCGGAAATGGAGGCTAATCATGGACGGCATACATTTTCTAACGCATGAAGAAGTTTGCACCCTCACAGGAGCTAAAACGAAGGCCGGTCAGCTGATGGTACTCAAAAGGAACGGAATACGGCACACCATCAAGCGCAGCGGATGGCCATGTGTCCTGGCATCTGCCTTGACCGGCGAACCGGTAGTAGCAGTAGAAAAACCGAAATGGCAGCCGCGCCTGGTGGGATAAATGGGAAGAAAGCCAACGAAGCCTGACAGTGTCACGCGTCTACGCAAGCGCACACAGCGCAGTGGCACTGTTTATTACTACTACGACACCGGCGGCACTCCGCGAAAAGAAATCCCGCTGGGCAGCGATTACGGAATGGCGATCGTTGAGTATGCCAAGCTGGAGAAGAGCCGCGCATCGTCGGCAATAGTTCAGACCGTGCTGACCTTCGCCTACGTCGCCAACATCTACATGGAGGAAGTGGTTCCAACGAAGGCGCCGGCCACGCAGAGAGATAACGTCCGCGAGCTGAAGCAGCTACTGAAGTTTTTTGATGATCCACCTGCGCCCCTCGAAGCGATCGAGCCGCAACACATCGTCCAATACCTCAGGAAGCGTGGAAAAGAAGCGCCAATCAGGGCGAACAGAGAAAAGGCGCTGCTGAGCGCAATATGGAACTTCGCCAGGACAAGTGGCTATACCTCGCTGGCGAATCCGTGCGCAGGCGTAAAGGGCCACAAAGAGACCGGTCGGGATGCCTATATCGAAGATGAGATGTTTGCAGCGGTCTACAAGCATGCTGATCAGCCACTAAAAGACGCGCTTGATCTGTTCTACCTGACCGGCCAGCGCATCGCCGACACGTTGAAAATGGACGAAAAGGATATCCGTGACGACCGTCTCGCGGTCCAGCAGGGCAAAACGCGAGCAAAGAGAAGGATTGAGATTGTCGGAGAGCTCAAGGTGGTGATTGATCGAATCCTAGCCCGGAAGGCGGGACACAGGATCCGTACCAGTAGGCTGATTGTGATGGACAACGGCCAGCCGATGACCAGCAGCATGTTGCGGGGGCGATTTGACGCGGCGCGCGAGGCCGCTGGAGTTGAAAAAGGGGATTTCCAAATGCGAGATCTTCGCGCCAAGGCCGGCACCGACAAAGCGGAATCAAGCGGCGACATCATGCAGGCCAAGGATCAGCTCGGGCACACTACCGTGGTGATGACGGAGAATTACATCCGGAAGAGGATCGGCAAAAAAGTCACCCCGACCAAGTGA